CATATGATAAGAATGGGCAGGCATTGAGGTTGACCATCTTCCTCGCCCCTGACTGCGTATTACAGGGGGATTTAATCAAATGAAAATCCTAGCGACTATTGTACTCTATATATTACTTATGATAACATTCGCCCTGATCGGGCTGGGGGCCATCACATGAACATCGACCAGCTAATTGTATACATAGAATCAAAAGATATATCTCTGAACGTGCTACAAGCCCAGAAAGTATTGCGACGATTCAATGGCCCTAATGGTGAACTGGCGCAGTTCCCAATCACTAGTGGTATCCATGACCGCTTAATGCAAATCATAATGGAGGAAATAAAATGAAAACAATGATTTATACGGTATACCAGCCGTGTCCAGCGTGGCGTTTGAACCCAGAAGTCGATTTAACTGTCGAACTAATTTATCACCCAAGTTTTGACGGGGGCAGGGATGAACCTTCGGAGGATGCTTGGGTAGAACTAGGTGATATAACTAATCAAGACGGTGTTGAAGTGACCGACGATTTATCTGATGTTACCATTCGAGAGATCTTCCGCCGCGCCAATTGGGAAATTTAAGGAGAAAGGCATGAACCACGGAACACTGCAAGATAGATATGCCATATATGTGGCTGCAATGATAAGCTTAGGTGAGGAATACAAGTCATTCGATGACTGGTTGAACTCAGAGGTACAAACATAAATAGAGTTATTCTAGGGGTAACCCTAGGGGCCATCATTTTGATGCTCTCTACGGGCTTCACAGGCAGTCTAAGAGGTAACCTTGAAGGCGGCTATACATACATATTGACATTGAGGATATAACATGTGGCGTAATAAAAGTATTTCGCAAAAAATACAATTTATACCAGAGGGCTGGACGATTATTTTCAACCCTAAGCCGATACCCACAAAGGCTTTTGATTATGATTATACGCACGATAATTATGACGGTGAGAATGAACTTTGTGGGACGGGGCCATCAATTGAAAGTTGTTTGGCTCAAATCGAAGCTATACAGAACGAAAGCGAATCAAATTTTGAACACTTACTTGACGAACACTTAAACGGATAAATAATTATGAAAAATACAGCAAAGCTATCGACCATCTCGGACATGGTAGAGGCCATTTTGGCGGCAGAAATGGAACTCTTAACGGTTCCTGATATGTTAAAGTTGGCTTCCGGTCAGTTACAGCTTATTTTAGAAGATTGGGATTTCGAGGAGTTAAAAGAAGTTTACGATCTGTTAGAATCAAATCCCGTAATGCATGCGAGGGTACACTAATGAGTAACCGCTGTAAAGCCTGTGATTCACAGATGACCGCGAGCGATTATAAGCGGCGAGAGATAACCAACCCAGCACTGAGCGTTGATTTATGCGGTATGTGCTATAGTCTCAGTGAGTATGCCTATGGTTATGATGATGCGGTCTCACCAAGTGATAGTGCTATGCTACATGAGATAACCCAGAACCCTTCTCAAGTACAGATCGACAATGATTATTAACCTTATTTTGCCCGAGGTGTGGACAGGGCTTAAAATATGTGCTATACTAATACTATAGATACACAGAAAACAGAGGTTAGCTTTAATGATTAATACTTGATGTATATTACATAGGTACGAACTAAGGTTACTTCAGGGGGCAACCTATGCCCAAACATAAGCGGTCTTATTTGAGGTCGTTAATTTAAACTAAGAGAGATTAATATGTCTAAAGAAAGATTTTACACTACAGGCGTTGCCGCATTCGTTAATTTGGTAGAGCATGAAATTTATGACGGTAAGTCAACGGGTAACTATTCCGTCAAACTCACCTTGGATGCTGACGAGGCGGCCAAACTGGAGGCTAATGGGGTGATGCTTAGTGATTACAAAGGTACACCCCAGCGTAAATTCAAGAGCCAGTATAACATTCGCTTGGTGGATATTGATAAGAAACCAATGTCCCCTGCCGCTGTTACATATGGTTCGACACTGCGCGTCATGTACGAGCTGGGTAAACCGTCCCCAGTTTATGGCGTAAGCCCCTACGCCGTTGCCATACAGGTACTGGCGTTGAATGACTTAGATGATCAAGAGGGGGAGTTCTAGGGTCTAGGCCAATCAAGTGGGGACTGGCTGTACCTGAGCCAGCCCCCTGTTATTAATATGAATATGGAGCAAGAGAATGAGAGAAGAATTAGAGGGCATGAAGACAAACCACGAAGTCTTTTGGTTTAAAAACATGTGGGGGGCGTCTGTTGTAAAGGACGTGCCAGAGGCTTATGGTATAGCATTGTATAAGGAAGGTTTCCCGTATGAAATTGCGGTTATAAACAAACGTGGTAAGGTAGATTATACGACCGCTATAACTAACGATACGTTAAAATATCTAACGGTTGAACAAGCGGTGGCTACGCTTGAGGCCATCTCGGAGTTATGAAACGAGAGAGCAACAGCACGTTTGTTCGCCATGAACCCTGTAAGGCATGTGGTAGTAAAGATAATCTATCAAGATATGATGATGGTCATGGCTATTGCCACGGCTGTGGAGAATACGAACACTCAACTGGAGAAGTAAAGATGGCACTAGCAGACCCAAGCCCCACGGTAACTAAACGGGCAGTCCTGTACGGCACAGTGACGGGAATACGAGATCGACGGATTGATGCAGATACATGTAAGAAGTACGGGGTGACCACCGAGTGCGCCTCTGGCACGAATGATATATCCAAGCACCACTACCCATACTACAATAATGATGGTCACTTGTTAGCCGTCAAGACTCGCGGTGTGAAGGACAAGAGCTTTTTTAGTACAGGAACTATTCGGGGTGCTGGGCTTTTCGGTCAACATTTGTTCAAGCCCGAAGGTAAATATATCACGGTGGTTGAGGGCGAGCTTGATTGTTTAAGTGCTTATGAAATGCTGGGTAGCCGATGGCCTGTCGTCAGCATACCTAACGGGTCTAGTGGCGCTAAGGCTTCTATACAGGCATCTTTAGAGTACCTTGAGTGTTTTGAGAACGTGGTGTTATGCTTTGATATGGACGATGCTGGACGTAAAGCAGCCCGTGAGTGTGCTGAGGTTCTATCGCCAAACAAGGCAAGGATCGTTACCCTTGAGGATTACAAGGATGCCTCGGAATATCTCATGGCTAACAAGATCAAGGACTTTAGCAGCCAGTGGTGGAACGCAAGACCCTTCGTGATGACGGGTGTTATAACCTTGGCTGATGCGTGGGAATCCTTCATTGACAGAGGTAAGCAGGAGATACTACCATTTCCCAAGGCATTCGGTAAGCTTAACACCATGCTTAATGGGGGTGTGGCTGGCGGTGAGATAACGGTACTGGGCGCATTAACCAGTGTGGGTAAGACAACCTTGGTCAATGAGATAACCTACGGGCTATGGCAGGAGACTGATGTTAAGATTGGTTGCGCCTTTCTTGAGGCAGACAGTGGTGAGGCGGTCGAGAATCTATTGACCATCCATACGGGCCAGAACATATCCCTATTGGATCGTGATAACCTAGACTACAAGGGCTTACGGACGGACATAATTGATGACGGACGTATCTTCTTACTGGATCACAGGGGTGCCATCAACGCCGATGAGATGTTCCTGAAGCTACGATCAATGGTAAAGGGTAATGGTGTACAGGTGTTAATCATCGACCCCTTACAGGCCGCTGTGGTTGCCAATAACAACGAGGTCATCGATGACTTCATGGATCGGTTGTTGAAGTTAGCGAAAGAGACTGGGGTATCCATCATCATCGTCAGTCACATGAAGAAGCCGTCGATGAACAGCCCCCATAATGTATCTGAGTATGATCTTAAAGGGTCTGGTAGTATCAATCAGATCGCATTCAATACCATACTACTGTCGCGTGATAAGATGGCAGAGGACGACTACACCCGTAACAGTACGATGGTACAGGTTGTCAAGTGTAGGCGTACAGGTCAAACAGGTATGGCTGGTTGGTTACATTACATCCATGAAACGGGTAGACTTGAGGAAGGTAAACCACCGGAGACTAACGAAGCAGAAAACTACAAGGGGGAATTCTAATGCGCCCTGTAGTGGAAATTGAAGAACGACGAAAAGACATATTAAACTATATGGCACAGATGGATGAGCAAGCTAAGGATAACAACATGTATCACCATGGGCCAAAACCATGGGCTTCCACTGAGCTTTGGTTAATAGATCACGGCGTAGATTACGATGGTCATAGCCAAGGATATATACTAGAGGATAAGTACATCATTACGCCCAAGGGTAGGTGGCGAGTACAAGGCAGGAACAAATGGTACTGGTATGGTGAGTTACCTGATTTGTTAAAGAAGGTTGGGGTTAAATATTTAGAACAGCAGATAGGTTGGGCATCAATCAATCAGTGGCGATTACTTCAGAAACACTATGAGGCTAAAAGTGTCTAAAATTATACTAGATATTGAAACCGATGGGCTAAACCCCACCGTGGTCTGGTGTGCGGTCTTCAATGATGTTGACACTGGAAATACGGTGGTACTGGAACACCCAACCACGATAGATATACAGGCAGTTATTGATACGTGTGATGTAATCATAGGCCATAACATGATTGGCTATGATCAACCCGTGCTGGAACGCTTGTTAGACATTGACTTCTCTGGTGTTAAGATTGAGGACACATTGGTTATGTCGAGACTAGATAACCCTTCGCGTGAGGGTGGACATTCACTCGCAGCATGGGGTGTACGCTTAGGTTTTCCCAAAGGAGATTATAATGACTGGACTAGACTCACCCCTGCTATGGTATCTTATTGCATACAAGATACTCAAGTTACTAGAAGATTGTATAAGGCAGCTTGCTTGCAACACGTACTTGGAACGAAAGCTCTGCATTTGGAGTATCAAGTACAGAATATTATATCTACGCAGATTAAAACAGGTTGGACTTTAGACGAAGGTAAGGCGTATGAGTTACTCGGTACGTTACGTGATAGTAAGAATTCTCTGGTGGATGAGGTGCTTAAAGTATTTCGCCCTCTGCCTCAGTTCATCAAGGAGATAAAGCCCAAGATTAACATGGACGGTACGCTATCAAGGGTAGGTCTTAATTGTTTAGGTGATGACTACCTAACCGCTCTGGGGCCGTTTAGCCGAGTAGATTACCCAGAGTTTAACCTTGGGTCAAGACCACAGATAGCCAAGCATTTGATTCATTACGGATGGAAACCAACGGACTTCACCCCAACGGGTAAGCCACAGGTTGACGAGGGTATACTCAAGGGCATCAAGGGTATACCAGAGGCAGCTTTGATCTTTGATTACCTACTGGTTCAGAAGTTAATCACCCAAGTCGTATCGTGGGTAGACGCGATACAGCCTACTGGTAGGGTGCATGGTTATGTTAATCCGCTCGGTGCTGTTACTAACAGGATGACTCACAGTAGCCCTAACCTAGCCCAAGTGCCATCATCTAAGAGTCCCTACGGGCAGCGGTGTCGTGCTTGTTGGACAGTACCTACGGGTTACAAACTGGTTGGTATGGATGCGTCAGGTTTGGAGCTTCGGATGTTGGCACACTACATGAATGACGAGGGGTATACGGCAGAGCTATTACTTGGCGATATACACACGGCTAACATGAAAGCAGCAGGATTAACGTCGAGAGACCAAGCCAAGACATTCATCTATGCGTTCCTATACGGGGCTGGTGATGCCAAGATAGGCTCAATCGTTGGTAATGGTGCAGGAGCAGGGCGTAAACTTAAAAAGAAGTTTCTTGATAACACACCAGCCCTTGCTGACCTTCGGGACGCTGTTGATCGGGCCTGTAAGAAGGGCTACCTGAACGCCATTGATGGTCGTAAGATAGAGGTGCGCTCACCACATGCCGCACTCAATACCCTACTGCAATCGGCTGGTGCTGTCGTCATGAAGAAGGCACTGGTAATCCTAGATGAGTATGCCTTTTTACAAGGTTTGGATTACAAGTTTGTCGGTAACATCCATGACGAAATACAGGCCGAGGTACTAGAGGCCGATGCCATCAAGTTTGGACGACTCGCGGTTCAGTCCATGATTGCCGCAGGGAAGCGATTGGGGTTTAGATTACCGATTGACGGTGAGTATAAGATTGGAGATAATTGGTCCCAAACCCATTAAGGTTGCAAAGTAGGACAATACGTGTTATACTATACTATAGGAGTAACAAATATGAAAACAATTGATACGTTAGTTGAAGATATTTATGACCTAATGATTAACAAAGATATTTCAGAGGAAGTAAACCTCGGATTAGAAGTTGATCGCTTTGGGGAAAATGTAAAGACCTTGATTGGTAATATATTCACAGAGAAACGAGAGCAGAACCCAAGGTTACGAATGAGTAACATTGGTAAGGGAGATCGCTACCTCTGGAATGAGGCGCAACGATTGGAGGGTGAGGAATTAACAGCACCTACCCTGATTAAGTTCATGTATGGACACCTGATCGAAGAGATGTTAATTTTCCTGATTAGAACTTCAGGACATAAGGTGACCCATGAGCAGGAAGGGGTCACGGTTGAGGGTATCAAGGGGCGTATTGATTGCTTCATTGACGGTAAGCTGATGGACATTAAGAGTGCTTCTACCTTTGGTTTTAAGAAGTTCAAAGAAGGTACTCTTAAACACGATGACCCGTTTGGTTATATAGATCAGATCAAAGGGTACGCTCACGGTCTCGACCAAGAAGACTTCGGTTGGTTGGCAATGGACAAGCAGCATGGACACCTCACGGTGCTCCAGTACGGCTTGAGTGATCTACCAAAAGCACCTAGTGTGGTAGATAGGATCAAGCATTTAAAGGGCGTGGTGGCATCACCAGATGCGCCTGAGAGATGCTTCAAGGATGTACCTGATGGAAAGAGCGGTAACCGTAAGTTATCAATCAATTGTTCTTACTGTAAATTTAAGGCTCACTGTTGGCCCAACCTTAAGACATTCTATTATTCAACGGGGCCGAGGTACTTAACCAAGGTTGCCCGTCAACCCAAAGTTCGTGCAGGAGATGAGTTCTAATGTATATTGAAGACTTTAAGGAACGATTAGCATATTGTTGTGATCCAGAAACTTTCGTTGATGTCCTAGAGATTACAGTGGAAGAACTGATGGATGCTTTTGAAGATAGACTGATTGAGGAACAGGATAAGTTTGATGAACTGTTTGATATAACGGAGGAGTATTTAGATGAGTAAGTTACCTGATTGGGTAAACAAGACGGGCTTTAACTTTCGTCGTAACATGGACGATCATCTTGGTTTCATCTATCAAATTGACATGAAGGATGGTGGCTACTATATTGGACGTAAGCAATTCTGGCGCAAAGCTGGATCAGGCTGGAAGTTAAATGATTGGGAGAGCTACACCTCAAGCAGTAAGAACGTCAAGAAAGACCTAGACAACATCAAGAGCCGTGCGGTGTTGGCAGTCTTTAGTTCCAAGAGTTGCTTGAGGTTTGCGGAGACCATGGCAATTATACTTAGCGAATCCTACTGGCCCAACAAGAAGGGTATTAATTGGAGCTTCGATAATTGCAAGGGAACACTTAAAATGGTGGGTACTGATGAAGCCCAGATGAGATTACTAAAAACACGCTGGAGATAGAACATGAATATACAAAGAGCAGAAACAATGAATCGCTTAATGCGCGACCATCGGGACAACTGGGAGCGTATGGCTGCGGAAGAGGAGGACGGCTTAGGTGTAGTAGAGAGTCAACACAAGGGGGGATCAACTGATTCACAGTATAAGCTACCAGAGGAGGCCAATCAACTACAAGACCTGATCGAGTACAGAAACATGAGCTTTAGCTTGGGTAACATCTTCAAGGCTTGCTACCGTTTAGGTGCTAAAGAGAGCGTCACCGTCATGTATGATCTAAAGAAGATACAGTGGTTTGTCGAGCGTATGATTGCGGCAGAGGAAGACAAATGATGAGTACGCTTCGCGGACAATCTTTCACCAATGCAGCCAACAAGGTTCTCTACTGGGCATTAGATAAGGGTATCTTTAATAAATCAACAGCCCTACTACAGCATGGTAAGATGGTAGAAGAAGTATATGAACTAAAGTATGCAATCTCAACTAACGATAGAGACTCAGTGGAGGACGAGCTTGGTGATGTACTGGTGACAGCCATTGTACAAGCACAGTTCTGGGGGCTTGATCCGACGACCTGTTTATCGAAGGCAGTCGCTAAGATCGCAGCAAGAGATGGTGAAATGAGAGATGGGTTATACGTTAAAACTAAACTAACTGAGGAACAAACAGCATGAATGAGTATCAACACTTTATAGCCCTATCCCGTTACGCCCGATGGCTTCCTGAGCTTCAGCGCCGTGAGAATTGGGAGGAGACAGTTAGTAGATACATGGATTTCTGGCAGACTAAGTATCCAGAGGTACTGACCAGTGAGTTGTATGATGAGCTACATGCCGCCATACACGACCTCAAGACCATGCCCTCAATGAGAGCCTTGATGTGTGCGGGCGAAGCATTAGATCGTGACAATGTAGCTGGCTTTAACTGTAGCTACCTAGCGATGAACAGGGTACGCGCCTTCGATGAGCTAATGTACATCCTCATGTGTGGTACGGGTGTTGGCTTTAGTTGTGAGCGAGGTGAGGTAGCTAAGTTACCTTTAGTGTCCGAGGAAATGCACGACACGCCAACTACCATCATGGTTAGTGACAGCAAGATCGGGTGGGCATCGGCCTACCGTGAGCTACTGAGTCTCTTGTGGGCTGGTAAAGTTCCACAGTGGGATATATCTAAGGTGCGCCCTGCTGGTGCTCCGTTGAAGACATTTGGAGGAAGAGCAAGTGGCCCTGAGCCTTTGGTTAGTTTGTTTAAGTATAGTGTGGACGTGTTTCGTAATGCTACTGGTCGGAGACTTTCGACTCTGGAAGTCCACGGGTTGGTCTGTAAGGTTGCTGAGATTGTTGTCGTTGGTGGTGTTCGCCGCAGTGCTCTCATCTCCTTATCTAGTTTCTCTGATGATCGGTTAAGACACGCCAAGTCAGGTCAGTGGTGGGAGTCACACCCTGAGTTTGCATTAGCCAACAACAGCGTTGCATATACAGAGAGGCCTGATATGGAATCTTTCATGCGTGAATGGTTATCATTGGTTGAATCTAAGAGTGGTGAACGTGGAATCTTTAACAGAGAAGCAAGTCAGAAACAAGCTGCAAGAAATGGACGAAGAGACGCATCGTTTGCATTCGGAACTAACCCGTGCAGCGAGATCATTCTCAGAGACAGGCAATTCTGTAATCTTAGTGAGGTCGTTGTACGATCTGACGATACGTTTAACACCTTACGTGACAAGGTTAAACTCGCTACAATCTTTGGTACATTCCAAGCTACCCTCACGGACTTTAGATATTTAGGTAAATCATGGAAGGACAACACGGCAGAAGAAGCCCTGTTGGGTGTGAGCCTGACGGGTATAATGGATCACCCTGTGCTTAGTGGTGCAGTAGGGCCAACGGTAGTAAAAGATGGGTTTGGTGGATCACTAGACAACCTACTCACACAACTAAAGGAGATAGCAATTGAAACAAATAAAGAGTGGGCTAGTAAGTTGGGCATCAATCAATCAGTGGCGATTACTGCTGTTAAACCTAGTGGTACAGTTAGTCAACTGGTTGATAGTGCTAGTGGTATACACGCTCGTCATAGTGAGTATTACATACGGACTGTGCGTGGCGACACAAAAGACCCCATTGTTATGATGATGCAAGACCAAGGGTTTCCTTGGGAGCCTTGTCAAATGAAACCAGAGAGCACGGTGGTCTTCAGTTTCCCCATGAAATCACCAGAGGGTGCGATCATGACTCAGGACAGGAGTGCCGTTGAGCAACTAGAAACATGGCTCACGTATCAGCGGCATTGGTGTGAACATAAACCTTCGGTGACTATAAATGTTAAGGATTCAGAGTGGTTGGAAGTTGGAGCGTGGGCATACAAGCACTTCGACGAGGTGTCCGGTGTGTCGTTCCTCCCATACAGTGAGCACAGTTACGCTCAAGCGCCCTACCAAGAGTGCAGTGAGGACGAGTACGAACTTGCGTTGTCCACGATGCCAGTGGGTACAGACTGGAGTATGATCTCTGAATATGAAGACAGGGATAATACGGTAGGTACACAATCGTTGGCATGTACCGCAGGGGTGTGTGAGATTGTAGACTTGTAAGTTAAACTAGAGGGGTATACAATTGTATACCTCTCGTTACTAAAGGATAATACAAGTGGGAATGACTGACGAAGATATAGCAGCGCAAAAGAAGAAATACTATGAGGCTAATAAGGAAGCCATATCAGTACAGCAGAAGAAATACTATGAGGCTAATAAGGAAGCCATATCAGTACAGGTTTCTAAATACAAACTAGAAAATAAGGAAGCCATATCAGTACAGCAGAAGAAATACTATAAGGCTAATAAGGAAGCCATATTAGCACAGCAGAAGAAACGCTATGAGGCTGATACGGAAGCCGTCAAAGCACAAGCGAAGAAATGGAGACTAGATAATAAGGAATATATAGCAGCGCAGCAGAAGAAGTATTATACGGCTAACAAGGCAGCGCATGGTAGACGAAATGCCGAGCGTAGAGCCTTGGTATCTAACTATCACATGACAGACCATGATAAGTTTGCACTGGAAGAGGCTTTTATATTAGCTAGACTACGCGAGGAAATCATGGGTGGTATATGGCACGTAGATCATATCGTACCTGTGAAACACCCCGATGCTTGCGGCTTAAACTCTGCGGCTAACCTTCAAGTAGTTCCTGCTGTATGGAATCTATCTAAAGGCAACCGCAGTATGGCTCTGTGGAATGGTATCTCTAGTAAGAAGGCTTAGTCCGTTTCTTCTTAGGCTTGCTCGTTGGTTTAGCCGCATGGATTAAATATTTAGCTGATGCTGTGTGTGTTTTGCCTGTCATTAGTTTACCCTCATGTTTGTGAGTGACACCTTTGTATTCAGTGCCGTTCTTTAAGTAGTGCTTAACGCCCTTCATTTCTTCACCTTCCGCTTTGCGGTTTTAGCCGCCTGTTTAAAGTCTTTACTGGTGGGCGCTCCTTTTGCACCCACCTTCTTCATTGTTTCTTTCGACCCTGCTTTAATGCGCTTCCGTTTAGCGTGTATGTTAGAGTATAATCCCATTACCATTTCACCTTATCAGCCCAATATGCCGCAGACATCTTGCCCTTGGCGATGTTCTTACCGTGTCGTGCCTTGAAGCTGGCTCTCTTGGCCTTCATCTTGTCACCCTCACCAGCCTTGGGTTTGCCAGCGGTTGATGCCCCCTGTTCCCCAAAGCGGATTGTCTTGATGGTGTCGCCCTCCTTGGCAACAACAACATGACTCTTCTTTGCATGCGAGGGTGTTCTCTTGGGCTTGTTATAACCCGTGACCCCCACCTTTGCTAACCTACTATCCTTCACTTGTCTCTCCTATTATGGAATTCAAATAAAACTTTAACCTTTTCTTTTAGCATATCAATGTTGTTTGACATCTTAGCCAACACGATTACTAAAGTTACAAAGCTCACAGCTATGGGCCACAAATCATTAATCATGCCTAACACTTTATGTCTCCTTTATTAAGTTGTGTCCCATCGAGCCTTAACTGGACGTACATCTAGGTGAACCCAGCTATTGTACAACCCCATGCCGTAGGTCTTTGGGTATTGCGCCGTGAGCCATTCGTATACCACCTTTGGCTCAACCCCTCGTACCTTGAAATCAGCAGCCGTGCCTAGCAAATGCTGTGAATTCTTTGCGCCACCAATAAAGTTATTGTGATATTCGCACCTAGCAGCACTATTAATTGTTACTGCTGCGCCCCACTGTGTTCTGCTCAATTCAAGCAGTTTAATTAATTCTGCATCAACAACATTAAACCCACAACCACATTTGCAACTAAATTCGTGCCTACTAAAGTTTGCCGATATATCGCCCACGTTATTCTCCCCTAGTAAAGTTTTCTAGTTATGTTACCCATTAAACATACCCCGCCGCTTGCGGTATTGAATTTCCTCGTTTGTACGATCCACGCCTTCTTGCACGATGGCTCTTGGAGTAAACTGACGCATTAGATTGGTCGGTTTTTGCCCAATGGTGTCTTCAACTACTTCAATACCCTTATCTATTGGACGCATAACCGCACCCTGTAGCACCGCAGGGTACTTCCGACTCAACACTCCCCGAGTGGCCGCTGTCCCAGCTAATAAAGACGCCGCCGCCCCAACAGTCGCTAAACCTTCGGCACTGGGGGTAAATCCTGCTGTAACCAACGCAGAAGCTATGGTAAACGATAAAATGGGGTGGTTGGTTGCTCCCTTAATTACTGAATCGAAAAGACTCTTCTGCTCTAGCGAATTCTCAAGTAAGTTATCAAAGGCTAGTAACGTATGGTTGAACCTTTTAAATGTGGGAAGTATGCTTTTTTGTTTTCTACTAAACAAACTTGTCCCAGAAGCATTTACGGCCTCTTCTAATATTTCTTTAGTTGATATACGTGTAACCCGCGTTGCTGCCGATCCTGCGGTTTCAAATTTTGGCGTCATAGCGTCTGGTTTAGAGGCAAGAATGGAGCGATCTAAGGCCCGTCTAGCTACCAGTAAAGAAGATGCCGGAATGTTACCCATTGCGTCTGCATTCTCATCTATCAATGCCAGCATTTTAGTAATATGTACATCAAACGAAGCCCGTATGGCCTTATCCCCAGCAAACACCGAACTGCCCTTATTAGCAATATAATTGTTTACACTTGTGTTTATTTGTTTTTTAACAGCTTCCACCCGTAGTGGTATACGTACCTTTCTGAGTTGTTTTTGTAACAACGCCTCAATCTTGTTGAACTCACCGCCCTTCCCCCTAAGACCGTTGATGACCTGAATGTTCTTTTTCCACCGACTCGCAAAGGGTCCGGTATACGGGTTAATCCCTTTTATTTTACTCACGGTATTTAAAACCGCCTGATTCTCAGGACTGCGAACACCAAGGTTAGCTGCGTCTCTCTTTTTAAGCCCGTGTGTTTTTGGGGGGTCAAACATCTTACCTAGCTGATTCATTCTCATTAAATCACCCCGTGGTACTTTTGGGTTAAATTTTGCGGAGGTAAAAATAGAGGCAAAGTTTCCAAGTGATTCCCAGTTAGCCTTTTCGTTCTCGTCAAAAGAATTCCAAGTTGCAAGAACGTCTTTACCAAAACCTGTGCCACCAACGTACTCAAACCCCTCTACCATCTTATCGGCAATAGGAGACTCGATAAAGTCAGGCACAACCATTTTCATAGCGTCCACCATTCCTACACCCACCACATCCATCAAACGCCCAGCAAACTGCTTACCTACGATTTGAGTGGCCCCTGATAGAGTGCTTGTCTCCCCTGTAGCATACCGTGTTTTCATAGCATCCCACTCATCCTCACGTAGACCCCATGCTCTCGCAATGCGACCCACACTTGAATCTGGGCCGTAAATTGAGCCTACATTAAACGCATCAAGTCCCCGAGATACACCGCTTTGGTCTAATTCCCGATCCGTCACCGTTGGGTCCATTCTTTGTATTTGATCGGCTCTTAGACCAACATCCGTGTACTGCTTGATAACCTCTTGTGAACCCTCTCGCGGGTACTGGTTAAAGTACGTGTTATCAGTCGCCTGTGGACTACCCAAACCACTAGCCCTACCACCATCCATACTCCTGTTAGTGTCGCCAGAGGACACTGAGGCACGACCAAGGGCCGATGTGAACATGGCTTTCTCCGAGGGCGTGGTCTTGAGGTCGGGTATGGCGGCGAATGATAGCACTGGTGGCGACTGTGATTCATCCGAAGGGTCAACAACTGTGTCAGAACTCGCCTCCAACACCTCTTCGCCCCCTGAATTTTGTAATTTAATGTCTCCCAATCTTGGGTCTGCGGCAACAAGGGCTTCTAACTTTAGGTACTGTCTACCCAGAGTTTCAGCCCGTGCTCTATTCCCCCCGTTCAGAGCATCACGTATTTTCTCGGTTAACACCCTCTTTGCTACGTTAACTTCAGCTTGAGTTGCCATTTTAGTCCTCCTTAGTCTGGGCTGCTAGTTCGTTAAGAAATGCATCAACGTCGGTAACAACTTTAGTACCGCCCATGTCACTACTCACCTTAACATTTTTCAAATCTTCGTCGGTAATCGGTACTGGGCTGTTTGTCACTACCCACCCTTTTCCTCTGGAGGAGTCTTCACCCTTTGGGTCGGGCTGTTGCCAGTATTTGGGGATTGCTTGCGACCTATAAAAGAAGGCTTTTTCTTGGTCTACGGCGCCCCACACCCTTGGTTTTTGTAAATCCAAGCCTGCCTCATATTCCTTAATCTTATGAATTTCCATTGCAGCCCGTACCTTCAGGATAAGTTTAATTCCGTCCTTGGTAAGCCCTTGCGAAGCACCTACAATCTTCTTGACTTCCTTCAAGTCGCGGTCTGATATACCCGTTCCTGCTCCGAAGGCTCCCGATGCCAGTAAATCAGCGGAACTCTGATTCATCAACGCTAGAAACGCCTCGGTATCAGCAATGGCTTTCTTTGAGTCAGGACTACCCAAACCAACCGCATCAAACGCCTTTAGTAGGTTCGTCCGTATTTCAGAACCCGCACCTAAAAATATTTTAGTTTCGGGATCATCCAACTGCTGGGACGCTTTACTAAAAGTACGTAGGCTGCGAATTGAATTCTTTACATCGTCTAACCCTTCTCGTAGGACCTTTATGGTCCCATCCATAAGCTTTTGATCATAAGCTTCCCCACCAAGAGTATTGGTAATCGCTATGCCGTTAGTGTTGGGAGACTTAGTGCTATAATAATGACCTTCAACGGGATGGTCAGTATTAATATTACCAGTAACCGCGGAGCCATCAAACACGTATTTGCCCTCCGGACCCAGCTTATATCCATACAATCTCTGTTGTTGGTCTTCTAATCTAATATCCGCATTCAGTTTTAACTTAGAGGCTAGCTCGCTCCGTCTAGTTTCTTCTCGAATCTCATCGCTATATTTTTTACCATAATATCTACCTACGTTCACACCAAATTCATTACCGGAATTTACTAACTGATTAGCAAGTTCTATCTTTTCTTCCCGTGTGCCTGCGGGGTCGGCAAAAAGCGTCTGTATGTGTTTACTCTTTATTTCTTGCTGCGTTGCGCGTTGTTCTGCCGCAGTTAACCCACCCCCGCTACCCATGGTTGAGGCCATCTGGTATACAGCTTGCCCTAAACCAGAGGCTAATGCTGGACTCTGGGAGTTTTGACCCGACATAAGACCCGCCTGTTGTCTCCGTCTTTCTTGCGCGTCAAATGCCGCCTTTTGTACCTCAGCCAGTGATGTACCAAATAGGTTCTGTGCCATCTTTGTATCTCCGTACTTAAAATAATTATTAAAGGACCAGCCTTTTCTTTACTATGAACGAGAGCTGAACATATCTTGCAAGGAGCCGAAAGCGTCAGACCCTCCTTGCTTAATAGCATCCCACATACCACCCGTCATCGCGCCAATGTTAGCATTTCCCGCAAGACCGGCAACTGCGGCACCAGTCAAACTGGACGGGAGGCTCTCCTGTGTTTGTGGGTTATACATACTTGACGCATTTGCACCACTACGGACTTGTTCAGCCGCAAGACCTTGAGAAAATAGGTTATTTTCAAGCGTACCAAACAAACCAAGGTTTGCCATCTGTTGTTGATTAATATTTGACAGGTTATTCATTTGAGCTTGGTTGGCTTCAAAACCACCAAGGTTCTGATTGTAGTTCTGCTGACCCGTTGCGAGGTCTTGGTTAAACAATTGCCCCCCTGCATTCATCCGTTGTTGCTCTGCGGTTAGTCCTTGACCAAACATCTGATTCTGTTCACCAAGCGCAGACTGTCGTGACTGCTGATATAGGTTAGCCAGTGCATTATTCTGGGCTGCACCCGTGTTATACATATCGGGATTAACCATGCCGCCACCGCCAGCACCCATGGCACCAGAGCTTAACATTAGACCACCGCGACCGGAACCCTGAAGGGACTGAGCGAGGTTGGCATTCTGTTGTGCAAATGCGGGATTAAGCACATCCATACCCTGCTGGAAATATTGATCAGTGGCTTGGTTAATATCAAAGGCGGGTGCCATAAAGTTGGCACCTTGCATTCCCCCCACCAACCCTTGGTTAGCCGAGTTAAACACTGGGTTACTGAACTGGCCTTGGTTCTGCGCCATGGAGTCCTGAAGTGCCGCTTGGGACTGCCCCGCACCCACAGTTGACATGTTTGAAACTGTATTTAAGGGACCGCTAAGTTGAGTGCCAAAATTGCCACCAACTGTACCTTGGGTTGTTCCCGTTCCCGTGGTCACCGTGTATGGTTGGAACATGGAGGCTGTATTATTCCGTGTGTCCATTACTGTAGGATCAAATATACTCATGTTAAATTCCTATTTACGTATGTATTCATGTAAGGGTTAAACATACCTCTTGTTGTATAACGTGTGTTTCCGCGCCCCTCTGCTAAACTCTGTGCTTGATTGGATAAACCTTGGTTCTGCGTGGGGGTGCTTTGACCGGCTTGTGCGCTATTCATCATACCTTCGACTTGATCCCCCACTAGTGCAGAAGTACCCATGGAGGCAAGGCCGCTATTAGTTAAACCCCCCACTACATCACCTGTAATATTACCCGTTATGCCAGCTACCTGTGAATTCAACATTCCCATTGCGGCATCTTCTGGGTTATCTGAAGCGACCGCAGAGGCCACCATAGAACCAATCGGCCCTAGTCCCGCAACCGAAGCTCCTATACCAGCGGCTGTAGCTTGGTTACCCAGAGAGAGGTGTCCGAGGGCCATACCCACGGGACCTAAGCCCACCAATGTCCCCAACACATTAAAGGCCATAGTCTTCCACCCCTGCTCCTTTGCTTCCTTGTCTTTCGCTACCTCTGCTGCTAGGTTTGCATCGGATAGTCCTGCTAAATCACGATCATCTAAACCACTGACCTCACCCCCGCCTTCATTGCTTGCTTCTGCTCCCCGACCATCTGGTGCATTACTTGGCATGTACCTTCCCCTGTGTAGTATTATTCATATTAAGCTGAGTCCAACATAAAACCACGGTACTTCAATGTTATAGATGTTGGAGATACGTTTGCTATGTCTCGCCAGTAAACTTTAAAGATACGAGCAGAATTTAACGGTATCATTACCTGTTGGTTTATCTCAATTGTACTAGCTGGGTCAAATTGAACGGATGCTATCTGTGTAGTGGCGACATCTGGTGCAGTAGGGGCATCACCACTAGCAACACTAAGTCTAACCTGACCCGACTGGGAAGTACTTTGAGTTGTTACTGCGATAAATGCTGACGCTAACAAAACGGTACTGTTAGCTGGGAGCTGGTTTAGAGCAGTCCATATCTTAGTCGCACCAGACCCCGTAGGCCCGACTGTTACCCATGCGTCTTCCGCGCTGTTACTGGTAACGATATATGTGGCAGTTGCAGCCGTGTTTAAAGTACTATTAGATAGGGGTGTGCCGCTCATAAGCTGAGTGTTTCCCGCACGTACATGACCCTCCACAACCGCATTGCCATTTAGTTTTGTGTGGTCTGCATCAGTAAACACGTTAGAGTTAGTCGCGGCTTCCACAGCAGTCCGAACTAACGCGGCTGGTAAAGAAGTAGTTAGTCCCGCACCAGAGCCAACTATAGCGCCTTGAAAGACCGACGAGGTGATTGAACTAGCCCCTGAAATTACAGCCATTGTAGTTGTGCCTGTATGCGTACCAGCGTTTTTCTCCACCTTAGTATTAACTGCGGTTGCAATAGCAGTAAACTCGTTATTAATTGTAGTGCCACTTATAACCTTATTGGCATTAGTAATTGCCATCGCATCCTTAGCGGCAAAGTCTGTAATCTTTGTATAATTACTCATTAGATAGTACGTCCTATTTTAGTTAGTATGTCAAGTTTCTGTAAGCTCACTAACGCTCCGTTAATCTCAGTTTCTACACCTACTTGTAAAGTACCGCCCGTTCCACCTACCGAAGTCTTCATGTTTGTTATTGAAATACCTGTACTGTACTGCGCTAGTGCTGGTCGAGGCGCGGAAACTGCTGGGTTAGTACCATAAAGTGACACACCATACAACGCTATGTTATTAGTAGGTAGGGTAAGATCGTAATTCTCATATAACTCAAGGTAATCTGATCCCGTCTTTAATCTTATTACTTGATTACTTGCACCAATCAGAACTAGATTGATTTTCTTTAGTATCTTTGTAGCTGTTGGCTGACCCATATCAAAATGATTAGTAAAGTATGTAAACAGGTAGGGTATTCCATTATCAGAATAGCCCGTAAGCTCACCAATTCCGTTAACCTGTGCCACACGTATGGTATCAGTTAGGGGGTCAAAGGAATAAGCCTTGTGTGATACGCCCGACCATGTGGTGACTCTAAAGGTTCCGTCTTGTAACATGCCTTTGGTATCAAAACAATAAGCAAGGTCAAGTGTAGGGAACGATAATAAATAAAATGCATCAACGGGAGAATAGATAGCTATAAGCTCGTCGGTATTAACAGTGCCTTGCACATGGTTAAGGAGATCATCTCTCACATTCATTGACAGATCACGCATGGGCCTAGACTTTTCTTGGATGGTACGCCCTAATGAGCGCACACCAGTTGAGTCTAAAAAGAGAACGTCCTCACCTGTGTTTACAATTGTCTTTGCAGCTATGCAACCGACCCCGTAGATAATATCTGTGAGGGTTAAGTTTGCAACCGTAAGCGTACCGTTGAAGCCACCTACTTGATCATCATAGACGACAATGGAGTTTCGACAGAGAATAACTAACGCTCCGTTCTGAGTTGCAAGCCCAGTGATCACGTCAGTACCCTTGGGAAATACACTAGTAATGTCGAGGACACCAGAAGTACCTCCCGTCCAGTGACGACCATCATTGACATCTGAGAAGTGTATCTTTGTAACATTGTCTGTGGTATGTGTTGCCCAGATTCTACCAAAGGCCGACATAACAAAACCAGCAGAAGGTGTCGTACCAGAGTGTCCAGAAAAGTCTTTAAGGGTTGTTAGTGAGCCAGCATTAGAATTACCTGTGGGATCATAGACCAATGGGAGATAACCTTCTTGGAAGAAGTATGCAAGATCATTCAAGGTTGCAGCCATCCAATTACCAGTATGTGCTGCGGGTGTTAAGTCCTCATCGTTAGTGGTGTTCTCAACAGCCAGTTCAACTAGGTTAGTTAAGCCCACATAGAACTTAGTACGTGTCCAACTAATAACAGTCTTGGCCCCTTCAAAGTCTATGAAATGGTGCATCCCTAAGATATTAATATTATTCGCACTGTTAGCACCACCTGAGTCTTTCTGTGTGGTGGTAGTTACCCATCCTTTCCGCGAGCCTAGACGACCAAACTTATCAATAATACAATTGTTAGCTTTCAGTGCAAACCCATCTTCCAGATTACCAGAGGAAGTCTGAGTGTTTAACCCCTTAATCGAAGGTGCTGCAATGGATGCGACCTGTAATGGGCGGGTCATTATACAGCTTCCCAGAAGGTTTCTTCGGGGTGCTTCTGTGCGTCCAAAGCAATATGGTCTGACAACGATCTAGTTGCCATGCTATAAGCTGGGCCGCTGCCAACACCTCCGTCTTCACCTCGTTCTTCAACTGCCTTAGCGTAAGCTAATAAAAGCACAGGCCGAGAAGGGACTTGTAGGGTGTGTGTATTTAGAATTAACTCCATGCCTCGTTGAATAAAGTTGATCCTAAGAACCTCTTGTGCGTTGGGCTGTGGGTAGAACTCCATATATGTATCTCCATCAGCCGATACACCATTAAAAGTATAATACTTCGGTGAGCCAGAAGCAGGGGTATTCTTAATGTACCAATCATTAAACTGTTTGGCAGTTGCGTAGGTCAGCTCACAGTTGGTTGTATCATTGGTTACGCTTAAAAAGGTAGACGAGTTATTCGTATCTTGTAGCTCATAACCAAACACAGAGGGCGTGGTTGAAACCGTAGTTGTACTGCGTAACCCACTCCATGCCCATGCAGCTTCTACTTCGGCCTTGGCATCATTTAGTAGTACACCGATTAACGATGAGTAAGGCGTTTGATTAACGTCTGCTACCGTAGGTTCGCGTAACCGCATTAACACTTGTTTAACCGCATCGAGGTACGTCATTATTATATGACCTCAGTTGTGTAGAGTTCAAGCAGGGTATCGGAATCAACACAAGCATCAATAGTAATTTGAAGTGCAGAATCCGTTGTCCGTATAGCCGCTCTCGCAGCCTCAGCAACGGCGGCATCTGCGGTAGGTATCTTCTTCATAATGACTTCATCGTGCGGGCCAAAGGCTGTTTCCCGTTTATCCCTACGTGCCTTGTGAGCCTCTAGTTTAGCCATAGAGAGGTTTACGTCAATACCTTCCCCAAGTATAACCCAAGAGCTGCGGAACACGCTAGGAGGCACTGAGGCAGTCTCAACCCATGTTGCACCATCGGGTATGCTTGATTGCTTAGAGCAAACTGCTGTTGTCCCACCTTCTTCTGTATATGCAAACATTATTCTTTACCTCCATAAATAACCACATGCCCCAAACTTGTAGCCAAGGCAGTACCGCTATGTGACCTAAAGCGAATAGTCACAGAATTTCTGGTAAGCCCAAGGGAATAAGCCTCGCCTTGATAGGTAACAGCACCGCCCGAACTTGTCATTGGGAGATAGCGAGTTGAGTCCATAGGTTTTTCAAAGTAGAAAATGTATTCCCCCACGATCCCAGTTTGAACAATGTCAGCAATATTAAAGCTTGCGCGGATTAGAGGAGGTGCTAAATTGCCATGAAATGTTACCCAAGCTGTCGCAACAGAAACATTGTTAATATCTCCATGCACCGTTAAGTCACCATGAGTTTCAACCTCATTAAACCGTTGTTTAGCAACAGGTAAGTTTTTAAGGGTGCTGTTGATTACATCACCATCTTCGTCTGTTTTAAACTCCGCAAGATACGTGCGGTTGATAACAGACCCAGCGTGGTTGTACACTTTACCAGCGTCAATTAAGTAGTAGTCACTGGGTAATACTGTGTTGAACTCCAACTCTTCTAAGCCCGTATAAGTACCATCACCATTGTTGGCTGTAATGTTTATACGGTGATACAGGTAAGCTACAGTATTTCCTGCTGTTGACTGTAAATCTCCCCAAACCGAAGACCCATTACCCACATAATCACTAGACGTATAAGATGAGTCAATGGCTACCCAGCTAGTGCCGTTGTGTGATCCTTGAACTGTAAATCGTTTGGGAAGTCTTGCAGCAGTGTTAGCCATCAGACGATAAGATTTCAAGACCCTCTTTTCAGTACCTATGTACCCAATGTGTGAAGCACTAGTAGTTGCTACTAGCCATCGAGTTGTAGTAGCGTTTGATAGTAAGTGTTCACCATTAAACGCTAGATATGGGTAAAAAACTGAGTAATAAGCACTCGCAAAGACCGTACCTGTAGAGCTGGTAGGGCTAGCAGGGTTACCGTGTTTAGCGGTAGTTCGATGAGCTGGGTTTAACGGACTGACTCTTCCATACTTGTCAGCATCATTTCTGGTGATACCTTCTAATGGTCGATACTCACTCACGCCATAACTACCAGCTAAATTTTTATAGAGGTAATACTTTTTACTTTCATGGTTCGTACCCAATGCGTGTGTTACACCCGCAGCTACGTTTTCTTGAGTATCTAACTGACCAGAAGCATCAAATCCACGCGCAAAGGATATTAAAGTGTTTTGTGCAATTGATAATGTATCTGCTGCGGTCGGATAAGAGTAATTACTTTTATGATATGTGTTTGTTCCTGTACCACCCGTACCTGATTTCGCATACGCCATGAAAAGATACTTACCATTTGCAGCATTAGATATAGCGTTTGTTCCTATTAAATCAAATCCGTTACTGGTAAAATTTGAACGGTCTGCTGAGGTATCTACGCTTGCTAAGTCTGGGTAGAGGTCTTTATCAGGTCTTAAGGAATCTAACAGTACCCAACTTGTAGCAGAGTTTGTTCTTTTTATTAATACAAATGCAGGTTCAAAACCACAGTCTATAGCCTGACTTGAAGTACCATTACCTACATATTCTCCAATCTTACACACGCCTTCGACGTTGCTAAAGTGGTATCTAATGTAGTTAACGTTATTGGAATTAACTCCCGTACCCGTTTGAGTCGTTACTACATCTGGGCCAAAGTCAGTGCCAGCAAAAGCGGTACTATTAGCGGCTGCGGCGCTAGTTTCAAGGCTTAAATAAGTACCTGATTCGGGGGTAAGCAAAGACGATTGAACAAACCAACCAACACCAGCATCAAGATTTTTAGTCATCGTAAGCTCAGGTATAACCCCAAGGTGATGTGGTATCTGATGCCCTTGTATGTTATTACCAAGATACTTTGTAATTGAGAATCCAAGGTCAGGGTTGTAGTGACTTGTGTACGCTCTAGCACCATTCGTTGTGCCAGTAGTTTTCTTGGTTGTCTGCCATGACCATGCTACTTGTAAACTTCCTGAACCGTTAACACCAGTAGCAGAATCAGCACCAAGCGTAAATCCTGTGGCGGTAAAAGCAGTAAGACGATCTGAGTAGGTTATCGGAGCGCGTGGATCATTTGCAAACAAAGTTTTGCCTGCACCCCTAACAGTATCATCTAGTGAGTGAAACGCCGTTGAGTCTCTATCCTTAATCCACACCAGCCCACCAAAGTCACCACTAGACATATTAATACCAGTGTTAATCGCATGACCATTTGTACCATTACCTGTGTATAGTGCTGTACTAAAGCCTGAGCGAGTTGACTTGCCTTGGCTGACTGCTGCGCCGTTCAGTGTGGTGTTTCGTGAAGGTATGTTACGCGCTGTGTTAACTGTAGCAACCGATGCCGCTGTTAATAATACATCAGCATGGGTTAAGGCTACATCAGCGTGAGTTAGTACTACATCAGCGTGGGTTAGTACCACATCTGCATGTGTTAATACAACATCTGCATTTGTTAATACAAGATCGGCTGCTGTATCTATAGTGTCTTGGTTGGTTAGTACAACATGAGCTGCGGCTGTTGCTACTTCGGCCTCTGCTGCTGTCTTGCTTGCTGCCGCCGCTACCCTGTCAGCATCTACTGCATCACGGACTACAATGAATTCGTTTAATGTTACTTGGTCGTTAGAAGCCCCTGCTCCACCATCACCTCTGTATATACTCATACTAGCTCCTATTACAAACAAAAAAGGAAGCCCTAGTTGTAGAGCTAGGGCTTCCCGTTGGTTACTGCCCTGTTACTTTAGTCTGCTAAAGCTAAAATAAAACCAGACTCAGGACGAGCTACCTTCGTTCCGTAGATGCGATCAGAAGTCAACAAGGTTCCGAGGAATTCTTGCTTGTACTGAATCTGCGACCGAATGCCTTTCTGCTCGGCAAGAACGATGGTGTCCTTGTGAGCAAGCATTGCGGCACGAACAACGGAAGTACTAGCACCGTTTTCGGCGGCTGTTTCAATGATCGGACAGTTAGACGATACATACACGTCCATGCCGTATAAATTACCCAGCTTACCGTTAACAACTGTTTGACCTCCACCGAAGTCGCTCGATACATAACGCTCAATACCCATCAACGCATTACGTGCAGAAGGAGGTATTACTATGAAACGCCCTGACATTGGAACATCGTTATCATCCATCTTTTGAATCATGTTACGAATGAACGCATCTGTTAGAATGTCGGTAGCTGTTACAGCATTCTCAGCCCAAGCAACTGCGGGGCCAGAACCACCGTCATTGTAGAAAGTAGCATTAGAGACCCAATCAGCAGGAGCAGGAGCAGCCACATAGCCACCTGTTCCAAACTCTGTACCACGGTTAAACAAGTTATCGTCAACAACCTTAGACATAGCATAGCCAGCATCTTCGGTATAGAACCTACGCAATGAAGTTTGAGCTTGCACATCGGCAAAGTCTTCAATCATACGCGAGTATTCAAAGTGTTGATCAACAACAATCTGCAATTGGGTATCAGAATGTTCTTGGATTGTTACCGCTGTACTAGCGGCCTTAGCGGTTGCTATGCCACGGACAGGTTTAGGGATATTCATTGTATCGCCTTTCTTACCTACCATTGACATCTTACGAACTAATGGTGCAAGCACTAAGTTCTGGTGATATGCGGCGATGATTTCATCTGACCACATTTCGGGGATAAAGTTTGCTGCGTCACTAGACGTTACTGTTCCGTCTTGATTTGGATATACTGAGTTAGCCATTGTGCTACGTCCTATTTAATTAAGTTAAGTTATCTGACTCGTTTCTCCGCGTATGCTTGCATTATCTCTGCGGCATTTGCTTCGTATTTGTCAGGATCGGTTTTCATGAGGTGAATCAAGTCTGATCGTCTATAGATTTTGCTTGAAGTTTCGCCAGTCCCTCTGGTTGAACCCGTGGATGCTCGTTTAATTGCATCTTTCCGTTGAGATTTCTCAAGCGCAACAGTCTGAGCAACGATACCTTGGCGTTCTTTCCAATTAGTGAGTAGTTCATCCGCAGCATCGGCATCATAACCTTGATCTGCGTTACGATAAAGAGTGGTACGAATCTTGGATGCGTTAATCCACTCAACAAAAGAAGTATCTGCTACAATATCATTCATATCAGGATGCTTTTGTTGTATCTGTACCATTGCGCTCTGTCTCCGATAATTGTCGGACACTTCTTGAGCTTCTTTAATTTTTGGGTGCCTGTCAATTGCTCTTGCAACTGCCTTGTCTGGATCATCAAAGAAATCAAACTCTTCTTCTACTACTGGCTCTTTTGGTTTAAATTGAGTCTTGATGTAGGAATCTACCACGCCTCTAAGTTCCCCAACCTCTGAACTCTGCTTGCCAATCTGCTTTTCAGCTTCTTGGTGCATTCTTACAACATCTGATAAATCCTTACCACGATACTTCTCAGGTAATTCATTCTCATCCGCTGGTTCGTCAACTGGCTCTTCGGTGCCTTCAAAGGTTAACTCGGGTTGAGCGTCTTCTTCAGCTAGTAGTTGTTCGTCCGTCAATCTCGCTTCTTCTTCTAAAATAATCATTCGTGATTTCCCGTGAGCTTAACTCATTGTGGGTTAGGGGTAATACAACGGTAGTCTTATGACTGGTATCGTTGTTCGTGCGCTATCTGTTTGTCTCTGCGTTTAGTCCACTTGTCAGCAGCGGTGGGAAAATCCCCACATGCACCGTCTAATCTAAAGAAACCACCAGATATAACTTTGGTCATCTCAGCCGCGCAACCACAGTCGCAATGAACCGTGTCTTGTGGGTTGGCTAAGTATTCAATTGTTGAATTACAGGAAGAACAACGGTAATCATTAAGCTGTTTCATCTTGACCCGCTAGTTGAACCTGTTGTTCAAGAGTTAAGAAATGATTGATCATATTAAGTTGTCCTTTGGCATAGTGTAGGGCTTCAACTGTATCAACGGTGGTTAGGTCGTTAAGACGCTTCTTGGTTGTGTCTAGGTCTGTAATTAAAGCCGACCAACCTGATGTACTAAACAACTCGTTTAATGCTTCAAGATATTCACTGTCTGTCATGTTTATACTCTTATATTATAGGTATATTATACCATACTTTTAACTAAAAGTCAAGCGTTATTTAGTTTTCTTTGCGGGTTTGCTATTTGCAAAAGTAATCTGGCTGACTTGGAAAAGAGCCTCTAACTTAGTACTGTGGTCTTGAACCTTTTTAGTCAATTCCTCCATCGCAAGCTCTTGTGCTTTAAACGCTAAATTAACTTGCTCTGCTAATTGAATTAATCGCTTCTCATCTACATACATAATCTAACCTCCCATTATGTTTTGAAATGCGGGGGCAAATTCTAACAATAAGATTGCACCCATTACAATATAAGCTGTCTTCTCTAGGGTTGCTAGGCGGGTATCATGTTTGTCTAAACGTGAAGCGTGGAGTACCTGTTGGTCTTTCAATGCATCAATCTTCCCTTCTCGTTTTCCCGCAGCAAAACCCTGATCATTCATTAGAGTTTACCTTTTGCAAACTTAATAAAGACTTCACGGTTGTCTTTAAACTTACGCACCGCTTCGTCGTCAATGTCGGTATCAGTCCGTTTAGCCAGCTTTTCTGCGTAGTCCGTTATCGCATCAAATGCTGATTCAAACAGCCAGCCTATTAACATCTTTTTAATCATGGTCATTCCTATGTAGTGTAGTAAAAAGGGCATTATGGTTTACTCCTGTGGCATATCCTGAGGCCGCACAGGAAGCTGCTCAGGCAACGATTGAGTCTGTGGCGGTACTGGTATATTAATTTGCATTTGACGAGCTTCACGGGCTTCCTCTTGCTTCATATCCATTGCTTTCTCACGTAGGTGGACATCGGCAATTTTTAAGCGTTTAAGAAACTCACGGTCATCTTCTACACCATCGTCAAGATTAGCCGTGACTGCTTTAATCTTAGCCACTTCCAATTCCTTAGGTATTGCCTTAGCTTCTTCCATATACTTAACAGCTCGAGCACTACTTTCTTTACTCTGGGCTGCAAGCATACCCGTCTGCGCTCTTTGAAAGGCCGCCGCTGCTTGGCTGGTTGCTTGTTGTTGTGCTTGTGCTGCCGCATCAGGCTCTTGCATTTTCGTAATCTGAGCAAGTAACTCTTCTCTATTGGCAATATTCATGTTATCAATAACACTCCCAATAAGTGGTAGGTACATTGGTGACTCTTTACCCATGGTTTGTAATAATTGAACTAGCTGAGTTACCTCATATTCTCTGGCCATAATACCTAAAGAACTAGAGGCCACAAACTTATAATCTGAAACGGGGTACTCTTCTGGTTCAAATTGCATGTATCTCCAAGCCGCTTTCTCAACAAATGGAATTAAAAATCCATCTTGAAAGTTTAAGAGGGTGCGTTTGTGACGTTTAATGACGGCACCTAAAGACATAGATATGCCAGCCGCAGTAGATTCACCATTGACCGCACCCGATATGCCCGATGTATCCACAGCACCCGTCGATTGTTGAACCATGGTTTGTAATGCACTGGCCTGTGCAAATGTAATCTGATTGACCTGTCCAAAGTTAAATGGCTGTAGAATTTCAGCAGGATTACCGTTGGTTAATAGAAGTTTACCCGCCCGAATCTCTGGTTTTGTACCACGGGGAATACGGGTGGCATCAATTGCCATCATTGGGTGTACCGTGAGGGCCAATGCGTCAATACGTGCGCGTAATTCTGCGTCCAGTGCTTTCTGAGAGTTGTAACCCTTCTCACATACGCCCCTTCCCCAGAATCTGGAGGGTACTGTGTCCCATGAGAAGGCAATTATGTTACGATCTTGCATCATGTAGGGATTTGCCACGGCCTTAACTAGCGTTCCTTGGTTTGCAACAACGACCATGGCTTCAATAAACTCACCCGTATGTTCTTCCGGTATAAGTTCTCCAGTTTCACGGAGTAAATCTACTGGAACAAGACCATAATAACGGGTTAAACGTATTTTATCATTCTGATAGACCGTTAAGGATTCATCTGCTTCTAGTTCTAAATCTTCAGATGCCTCGCCAATATCAACATCATCATATATTCCTGACGCCATTTGCTCTAAGACTTTATGGCGTGATACAAATTCATCTACACCAACACCCATCGCCTCATCAACGCTCGTTGCAAGGGGGTCGATAAAGAAGTTCTTGGGTAGGATAGGCTTAAGTTTAATTATAGTCCGATCCTTAATATTTACCCCCACGGCCTTTAATTGTCCATTTAGCAGCGGTTCGGAAGCGGGTGTCGATTGTTTAACTACATCAAGGACCACCTCGGCAAGCCCTGTCCCAAAAACCGCCGAGTTTAAAATTACTTCACTCATATCCTTACGTACTTTTGCAAAAATAAAATCTTCGTGTAATTTAGATCGAAGACCCTCTACGTCTGATTTGTTTGTATCTCCCATATTGTCGGTTAGGTCAAACCACTTACCACGCCCAAAGGTTGCTTCTTCAATCTCAGCAACGGAAGACTCAACGGCCTGTTGTAACGCGGGAGCTATTATTCGAGACCTTTCGGATTTACGGGTCTTGTCCCCTTCTGCCCAAATACCACGCCAAAGGCGGTAGTATTCGTCGTGAATGCTTTTATAGTTTTGTCTGTAATGTTCCTGCCATGTTTCAGCTTTGTACATCACCCACTCTTCTAGGGTTTGGCCAGTATCAACATCGTTATTATCTATCATACTTGTGTCCTGTGTTTAATTAAATAAGTCTTTTGATACAAGATCATCAGGTACCAGATCATCAGGTACCAGCGACTGTAGTGGCTTTCTTGGGGGCGTTACTGGTAGGGCTTCAAAAACTTGAGCTACTTTACCAAGCTGTGGGTGATTGATGTAGTACCCTGAATAACCAGCATCTTTAATTTGTTTCTCGGCTAATGTTACATCCCCCTTAGCATCTTTCCAAAGGTCTTCTACATCAGCCCGTGGGTCGTATAATCGGGCGGGGTCTATTTTTACCTTGTTTGTAACCGGCCCTAGTCCGTTTTCTCTCCGGTACGCATTCTCATCAGCCTCTATACCATAAGAAGAACGCTTGACGTAATTAGAATCGCCCCTTCGATTAGCCTCAGATTTTACATTACGTGATAACCCCTTACCTACAAAAAAAGGATCTACAATATCTAGGGGTGAATTAGAGTAATGGACCATCTCTAAGAGGCCGTCATCATCTAAGGCTCCAACGAGTTGTGAGTTTCGAGGTGCGGTACTAACCCCCTCATTAATAGCCCAATCAGGCATCAACCCCGCTTTTTGATCACCAAAGACGGTATTTTCAATATTAGCTGTTCGGTTCGTTTCTCCAAAGGGTCCAAAGTTTAACCAAGAGTTTTGTCCCCGAGTCTCGGTTGCTAACGCTTTACGAGCCAACGGCGAGTACATACCCGCATGAGACTGATATGCATTTTCTTCACCAGCGGCTCTGAAGCCAACACCCGCCTTAGAGTGTCCAAAAACATCATGTACAAAGCGGAATAAATCATTTACCACGGCGGGTTTTCCGTCTATTTTAAACCCACTATCCTCTAACAAGGGGTTTCCAGCAGAATCAAAATCTACATCTGTACCAAAGCCTTCCGATGTGGGGTATATAGATAACTCTTTATTTTCATTGACATCTAAAACCGCCGCGTAGGGACTACTTTTATATGGATCAACCCCCTCTGTCATAAAATGTGGTTTGTATCCCTCTTTTAATAGTACCCTATACTGATCTTTGGTTTCTTCTGCAAGTGCGCGATAAGCGACCTGTACTTTAGGGTTTGTGGGATCGTGGGGCATGTCCTCATAGGCTTTTGCAACACGGGCTGCCCTATCTGCATCAATGGTTTGATACCGTGTCAGGGGTACGTGTGGTATATTATTCTCAATTCCATATTGATCAGCAATCCTCATAAGTTCCTTATTGACAGGGAACGGTGTTGGACCTCGATTTGGTAGGTTTGGTATGGGTGCGCCAAATAAACCCAACTCGCTCGACATTGGAACGGGAGAATCTGGGTTAAGGGCTTTTTTAGCAAGCTGTTGTATTACAACACTGCCGCCTTTAAGTCCAAAGATTTCTCCAAGCTGTCCCACGGCTGTGACATTACCCGCAAACTCTGGGTGCTTTTGCATGTATGCTATAAACGCCTGACCACTCTCGGTCTGCATGGCTCTATTTATTTGTTTATTAACGGCCTCTCCAATACCTAACTCATCAGGTACCATGTAATCAGCAGCCACCGCAAAGGCATCCCCTATGGGAGATACCGCCTGTCCAGCAACTTGCAACATGCCCGATCTTGGATCAATTTTACCCAAGAAGGTGTCACGTATTGGTTTCTCAAAACCATTTAAGTAATCATCCAAGTAGCTCATTTATTAATATCCCGTGAATGCATCAAGTGGTTCATAGTCGTCTATCTCTTCAAAGGAGCCAGCGTAGGCAACTTTGGCTAATTGGTCGATGTACGCAAGTGCGTCTATTAAATCGTCATGGGTCAGCGGGTCTGGGAACTGAAAAAGCTGGTCAAGGAACTTTATATTCCACTCTCCTTCTTGTAATCTTATTAGGCCATTCTCAAAGCGACCTTGTAAGGCCCACATAATTCTGTCGGTCTTCTTTTGATTACCGTGGGTTAATTCTTCAACTCTAAAGAAGAACTGTTCCTTCTTCATCATATCCATTAAGGGACTCATCACGGCCTGTTTGGAGATACCCTTCTCAATACCGATGGATATTGGTTTATATTTGCGTACCAAATTAAATATCTTACGGGCAGTCTCATCAAGCGTCCATCG